CAACAGGTACACTATCGTCTAGACTGTTGTAGTCCAGCAAGTGCTGTAGTTCTAGTACATCACCGTTGATCAGTTTACGTCCAATCAACTGCACCATGTCATTGATATGGAATACCATGAACAAGGTACCGGTCTGTATAAACAGACCAAATTGGCTCAAGTCAAAACTGTTGTCTTGTACTTGATAGATACCGCGGCCAACATACACACTGGTGTCGTACTTGCGATCACGGTTTTCTAAGAACAACAGGTCTTGTATGTTTAGTTCACTAACAGCGTCATATGCCGGCTTGGCCGGAGTAGCATCAGCAAGGTCTGCACCTTCTACACCAAGGTATTTGTGAATAAGAATACCAGTACCGCCCATAGTGAACATTTCCGAAATACGTCTATCGAAAAACTTGTAATCGTTACTGTGGGTACCGTCTTTCCAAAGGCTCAACCGTGGCATTTTTTAATCCTTAATGCAGTATTTATGGGCTTGACTGTTAATCCATTTTATCGTATAATTGGGATATGCAACAGCAACACCAGGCCAATCGAGATCGTCTTGACGAGTGTTTAACAGCACTACAAGACACTAAAGATATGAAGGCCAAAAGCAGCCTATGGAAGTTCTACGAAAACTGCCGCCGAACTTGGATAGAATTGGACAAAGAAATGGTAGAATGCCGCAGGCGCCAGCGTGTAACACATAAGTATACAGAATTACAAGCCCAGTTTGATGAGTATGTAAAGCATTTTGAGCAGTGGATCATAATGGCCAAACTTATGTACTAATTGACAACAATACCAAAATACTGTACAATATAGTTTTTTGCAAGGAGCATATATGGCAATAGTAGCCGGAATCAAGATCAAAACCAAAGCACCACGTGCCACACGTATGGCCTTTGCAGACGAAAAATACACAGGTCCCGAACCACAATGGGACAGTGCGGCCGCCGAAGCAATGGATCAAACCGAATTTGATCACAATCTGCGTAAGAGCTTTTATTATTATAATTATCACTACAATCAAAAAGACACTAAAAAATACATAGTGGAGTGGATGCAAAACAACGGCTATCCTAAACAACAGGTCAGTGATTTTATCCGCAGTCCGGATCGTATGTTGTCAATGACTGCCTGTAGCATAGTAATGGCACACCGCGCTGGTATGCCAATGCGTGAGCGTCAAATGGAATTTATGCGTGAGCAGATTGCTGAAGTGCTGGCACAAAGTGAGCCTGAGGTGATTGAAGTTGCGGCCGCTGATAAACCCAAAGCCTATGTGCCTACTATTCAAGATCGCTTGAACGAACGCACCAGTGAGCTGATCGGTGAACTGGAAGGAGTGTTTGATGATGTCAGCCAAGGCATTGCCAACTCTACCAAATTGTATGACTTCTTGGTTGCCAACAATGTGGTGCAAGGTCAGCTCAGCAAGTATGAAGCTCTGTACTCTAAACGCCGAGAAGAATTAGTAGCCGCACAAGGCCGAGAAGACCCACAGCTCAAAGAAGGCTACAGTAACTTCAAAGCCGCAGACTTCAAACGTATGATTGCCTGGATTGACAATTTGTTGGCCGCAGTGGAACAATACCGTGGTGTTAAAAAAGCCACCAAGAAAGCTCGTGTCAAGAAAGCGCCCAGCAAAGAGAAATTGGTTGCCAAACTCAAGTATGCCAAAACTGATACTGCACTCAAAATTGTCAGCATCAATCCTGCAGACATCATCGGTGCCGCAGAGCTTTGGATCTACAACATCAAGACCCGTAAATTGGGCAAGTACGTGGCCGCAGGATATCAAACCTTGGGTATCAAAGGTACCAGCATTACTGGCTTTGATACAGACAAGAGCGTGGCAAAAACTCTACGTAAACCTGAAGAAAAGCTCAAAGAGTTTGCCAAATCAGGCAAAGTGCAGTTACGCAAGTTCCTAGATGACATCCGTGCAACGGAAACCAAGCTCAATGGTCGTATTGGGACCGATACTGTTCTCTTGAAAGTTCAATAAATACATTGAACCAAGAGAACATGTATGTCCGAACCCTACACAGGCCCAGTAAACCAAGAAGCAAATCTTACCGCAAAAGGTAGTCTTATCTCTGCCAGTCTCTATGATCCAGTGACAGGATCTGGACACGGAAAGATTGCCTATGACGAAAGTCAGCTCACAGCAGACAATCTAAAGCGCAAAGAAATCACGGACTATATTCGTCTGCGTTTAGGCGATCAGATTGTTGATGTAGAGTTAGACAAAGAGCACTATGAGCTGGCCATCAATCAGGCCATCATCAAGTATCGTCAACGAGCACAAAATAGTCAAGAAGAATCTTATGCATTCCTTGACCTAAAGCCCGAAACACAAGAGTACATACTGCCCAAAGAAGTCATGGCAGTGCGTCAGATCTTCCGCCGCGGTATTGGATCAGTCACAGGCACAACAGCCAGTCAGTTTGAACCTTTTGCATCAGGTTACCTGAACACTTATATGTTGGTGGCAGGACGTGTGGGTGGCCTAGTCAACTACGAATTGTTCAGTCAATATCAAGAACTAACCATGCGTATGTTTGGTGGGCATATGAATTACACATTCAATCCTGTGACCAAAAAGTTGACCATTGTGCGTAAACTGCCCAGTCAAGGCCCCAATACCACAGACAATGTGGTCGAAGGTGTGTTGTTATGGATCTACAACTACAAGCCCGACAGCATGTTGTTCAACGACTATAGAACATTTCCTTGGCTACAAGAGTATGCCTACAGTTTTGCCAAACGTATTGTGGGCGAAGCACGTGAAAAATTTGGTACTATTGCAGGCCCAAGTGGTGGTACAACATTAAACGGTGGCACACTAAAATCAGAAGCACAGGCCGAAATGGAAGCACTTGAGCAACAGCTCAAAGACTTTGTTGACGGCAGCGAACCCTATACCTGGGTCATTGGATAAGTACAGTATGAAAATTAACGAAATCATTACAGAAGATCTAGATCCAGCCAAAGACCCCATGGTTGGTCTAGAAACCAAAACACCGCCACAAGAACACTCTGCGCCCATCAAGAATGCCACAACCTATCCCGATCAGAACATGAGCACTGGTAGTGCATACTTGAACTATCGTTTTGGAATTGCACTGGCCGGCGCACCGGACTTTCCAGCCGCCGCCGAACCCTGGATTGGTGGCGATCCCTTGTTTGCACCCTACACCAAAGAAGAAATGAAGATGATGGATGCGGCTGCCCGGATGGTAGGCGATACAAGTAAACGAACACATTCCAGCAGTAGAAGCCAAGAAATACCTACCACATATAAAACCAGTCCTGTTGCCAAACCCAAAAAGAACAAGTACGGTGTTTGACTTTTGTTACACTTTAATATAAAATGCTCCTATACGGGGCATTTTTTATGATCATAGGTATTTCAGGTTTTATTGGTTCAGGCAAAGACACAGCCGCCAACTACTTGGTGGGCTTTCATGGCTTTAGACGTGACAGCTTTGCAGGCGCACTCAAAGACGCAGTGGCCGCGGTGTTTGGTTGGGATAGAGAACTGCTAGAAGGTCTCACACCTGAGGCAAGACACTGGCGCGAACAGGTGGATCCTTGGTGGGCTGAACGACTGGGTATGCCGGCGCTGACACCACGCTGGGTACTACAATATTGGGGCACAGAAGTCTGCCGTCGTGGATTTCACGATAACATTTGGATTGCCGCACTTGAAAATCGACTGCGTAGTCGCACAGGCAACACAGTCATCAGTGACGTGCGCTTCCCCAATGAAATCAAATCAATCAAAGAAGCCGGCGGCACCATTGTGTGGGTACAGCGTGGCGTCATGCCACACTGGTACAGTATCGCGGAGCAAGCCAATCGTGGAGATACCAAAGCTCAAAAATGGTTGGCCGACAACAAGATTCACACCAGTGAAACAGCTTGGGTTGGCACAGAGTTTGACGTTGTGATTGACAACAACAGATCCGTTGAGAACTTGTACTCAGCACTCAAAAATCTGGTACAAGTGGACTAGGTCGCCACGGCAGTTTGCTTTTGGCCACTTCCTCCTGACAGTTCAAGCAAACTGTTCTCAAGTTGGTCCAGTCATTGTTGTTTAGATTACCATCCACATAGAACACACGACTCTGACCCAGTAACTTGAACTTGAAGTTACAACGTTCGCACTTTTCTTTTTTGGCATAGCCAGATCTGGCCCAGCTGGGTGCCTGTGGTTTCAGCCGACGACCTTTACG